AGATCACGTTACACTTCACAAAGTGGAACTGAAGCTCTATTCAATGAAGCAGACACAGCATTCTCTGGTACAGACTCTAACTCTGATACTACACTAACACAACCATTCTCTGACCCTGATGTTGGTATTGGTACAGTTACTCAGAATGGTACTAACCCATCTGCTCTTAACCCTGTAGGTACTGCATCTACAAACACTGCAGCATATACAGTTGGTCAGGGTATGCCTACTGGTGACTCTGAGAACTTAGGTTACGGTGCTAACAACCAGTTTAACCAGATGGCATTCTCTATTGAGAAAGTCACTGTTACTGCTAAGTCAAGAGCACTAAAAGCTGAGTACTCACTAGAACTAGCTCAAGACCTTAAAGCAATTCATGGTCTTAATGCTGAAGCAGAATTAGCAAACATCCTTTCAACTGAAATCCTTGCTGAAATCAACAGGGAAGTCATTAGAACAATCTATATGACTGCTGAACAGGGTGCTGTTTCTAATACTGCAACTGCTGGTGTATTTGACCTAGACATAGACTCAAATGGAAGATGGTCTGTTGAGAAGTTCAAAGGACTTCTGTTCCAGATTGAAAGAGATGCAAATGCTATTGCACAGAGAACACGTCGCGGAAAAGGCAACATGATCCTCTGCTCTGCAGATGTTGCTTCAGCTCTTACAATGGCTGGTATCCTAGACTACACTCCTGCACTTAATGCAAACTTGAATGTTGATGATACAGGCAATACATTTGCTGGTACAATCAATGGTAAGTTCAGAGTTTACATTGACCCATATTCTGCTAACCTTGCTGCTGCTAACACTGCTACCAACTCTGGTAATCAGTACTACACAGTTGGATACAAAGGTTCTAGCCCATATGATGCAGGTCTGTTCTATTGTCCTTACGTTCCTCTACAGATGGTTCGTGCTGTTGGTGAGAACACCTTCCAGCCAAAAATTGGCTTCAAGACCAGATATGGTATTGTTGCTAACCCATTTGCTCAAGGTACAACACAGGGTAATGGTAGACTAATCATTAACTCTAACCGTTATTACAGAAGAGTTTCTGTTAAGAACCTAATGTAAATCAATATTTACATATTTCACAAGACCTCCCATCTGGGGGGTCTTTTTTTATGTTTAGATAAATATTTCAAAAAAGATAATGGCAGTAGTAAATGCACAATTAGTAGCCAGAGCTATGTCTTATGGGCAATTGAAAAAAGCAGAACAAAAAATATTAAAATCTAATTATGGTAGATTATGGGAAGTTATGGCAGCAGGAAATGTTATTCCTTTAACTGGACCTGGTGCAACGTCAGTCAATTTTGAATATTTACCAAAAGATCAAAAAGAACTTTCAGGATTTTTTAGATGGTTGCAAAGTACTTTAGAGGTTCCTGTTTCTTTTAATAGTGCTACTCTAAAAATGGTAATTGAAAAACCTGGATCAAAGATCAAGGTAAATTTTAAAGAGAAGAAAGATCCTCAAGAATCTAGAAAGCAAACTCCTACACAATATCAAGAGAAAGGAACAACAGATGTGTTTAATAATGTTTTAGATAGAAATAAACAATATGCAGATATAGCAGCTATGAGAAAAGACGGAACTCTTATGAAAGATTTAAGAAATACTTTTAGTGGAAAAACTGCAAAAAAGAATGTTGGAGATCATACAGATAAAATAGATGATTGGATGAATACTTTTTTTAGTCAACAAGATCTTTTCTTAATAGGAAAGTATGCACCCTCTAAGTGGAGTAAATTTGAATATCATAAACAAGATTGGGTTAAGTTTTGGACAGATTTTATTAAAAAGGTTAAAACAAAAGAAGGAAACCCAGTAGGAGATTATACAACTTGGAACCCTTCTGATATCTGGGCAGTATATGATAAAGATAAAGTTAATAAGTCTATAGATGATGCTTTTAAAGAAGATAAAGGTGATCCTAGATTAAGTAAGTTAAATAATTTATTGATTAATTTGATGAAAGAATCGAAACTTGTAGGAATATCTCTTAAAAAGATAGAAGGTGGTGGTGCTCATATAGAGGAGATGAATATTAGTCCTAAAACAATGAAGTTAGCAGAGGTTGTAGAACTTAAGATGAAGGATATTGATTTGGAACTTGATAATATTGTTCAACAAGAAAAGGTTACTACCTATATTAAATTTGCTCAAACTCATACTATGAATATAAACTTAGGTGATAAAAAGAAATTTGGTAATCTTTCTTTTAATACTCAAATTAAAGGAACTGCTGCACAAGGGGGACAAGCACCTGTTAAACACGTAGAAAAACTTTTACATGCAAAAGGTAATTCAACAGAATTTGAAAATGATAATGGTAAGTATCCACATGATGCTGGAAAATATAGTAAACAAAGAGCTGACTGGAAGAAAAAATATGAGTTTGTAAAAACAAAATCTAAGAGTACATCTTGGGAGTCATGGGATGATTTTGATGAATATATTACTGATTTTTATGAAGCAAAGAAAAACCCTAAACCTCAACTTGCTGTAACAAAATTGATGCAAATTGATTTTTATTATGATGCTTTAAAAAATTATTCAACTGATAAAGAATTAGCAGACTTTTTTATTGCTCTATTACATCTTGGTATGAAAGTGGGAGATAGGTTTGCTCCTCATGCAAAGATATCATAGACCTCTAAATAAAGACAGGAGACCTGTGTTCATTAAAATGTTTTGTTTTTCAAAAATGAGTCGTACAGAACGACGAAAGAAAGTATTAGAAATATATACTTACTGGCAAGATAATCTTGAAAGAAGAATATCTGCTGTTAATGCTGCTAAAGAAAAACTAGAAGAGCAGATAGAAAGAGATACTGTAGTAGATAAATAATTAAAAAACTGGTGATATGGCGTTCCGTATACAAAAACCTAGTATTATGCCCAGTGTAGGTACAGTGTACTATAAGGGTAGCAATCAGTGGGATGAAACATTTGCTAATAGAAAACTTTATGATACTGAGGCAGCTGCTAAAGCAGAACCTTATATCTACAAGTGGGAAAATGCTACTGTTGTAGATGAGGGATAGATATGAAATCCTTTGCTACATTTAGAGAAAATTTACAAGATAGAAGATTACAATTACTAAGAAAGCAGAAAGCACAAAAGCAACAATCTGCTGAAACTGGTGATAAAGCACGTGCTTCTTTTGAAAAGCAAGTAGATGATAAAAGAGAAGCAACTGCAAAGAAAGAAAGGAAGATGAAAGAAAAAGAACAGATAAAGCAAGAAGTTAAAAAAGAATTGGACTCAGAAGAAT